AAAAACTAGAAAAACTAGAAAAGGTAAAAGATAATATATTTTAATAATAATATAAAAATAACATACTTATTATATTATTATTATGAAAGTTAAGTTAATTAGTTATTCTAAACCTCACGACATAGATTCTAAACAAAATATTCAAGATTTAGTTGCCTATTGCGCAAGAGTTTCAAATCCAGCTAACCAAAATAATGTTGAAACAAATGAAAAACTAATTAAGTATTTAACAAAAAATAATCATTGGTCACCACTTGAAATGGTAAGTATATGTTTAGAAATTGAAACAACTAGAGATATTGCTAGACAAATTTTAAGACACCGTTCATTCTCATTTCAAGAATTTTCTCAAAGATATGCTGTTGCTGATTTAGGTTTTGAACCTAAGGAAGCCAGAACTCAAGATAAAAAAAACAGACAAAATAGCATTAAAACTGATGACCAGGAATTAATTAATAATTGGGAAACACAACAAAATAATGTTTCTGAGACAGCTCTAAAAGCATATCAATGGGCTCTAGAAAATGGTATTGCGAAAGAACAAGCAAGGTCTGTATTACCTGAAGGAATGACAATATCTAGAATGTATATGAATGGAACACTAAGGTCTTGGGTTCATTATATACAACTTCGTTCAGGAAATGGAACTCAAAAAGAGCACCAAGATATAGCTGTTGCTTGTGCTGAAGTTATTAAAGAAATATTTCCTATGATTGCTGATTTTATTAATAATGTTTAGAAAAAGCTATTAAATGCGTAAGTAATTTAAAAACAAAGTGTATAATATAATTATTAATGAGTAGTTCACGTTCAATTGCCGCTGCCAGAAATAGAAGAGCTGGAGACCCAGCACCAACAAACAGACCAGGAACATCAATAGCAGCTCAACCTGCTTTTTCTCAACAACAACAAAGTAAAAGAAGTACAACAGCCCAAAATTCTACACCCAATGTTCCAGTAACTACTAGTAACGCTAAACTCACTATTTCGGATGCTATTGGATTAATAACACTACGTTTAGGGAGAGTTGAACAAATTATAATGGAAGCAGAACATAATGGTGGATTAACGGGAGGTTCTAGTATTCCAGATAATGCTCATTTAGTTGATAAAAGTGTTATTAATAGTATTGTTAACCGTCTTGATTCTCTTGAAAAAAAAGAAAAAGAATCAGCTAATAATAATAAACTTGAAATTGAATTAAGAAATATTAAAGATTTATTAATGTCTCAAATGGTTAAATACGACAAATTTACATTAGAAACTGATAAAAAATTTGCGGAAGTTAATGATGCGTTTGTTGAACTTGAAAAAGAACAAGAAAAATTTAATTCTTGTGATACACAAACTGAAGAAATAACTAATGTTGATTCTACAAGTGATACATCAATTGTTTCAAATAATTTAAAAAATGCTATTGAACAAGAATTGTTTAATTCTGTATAAATCAACCTTTCATAACTTTGTGAAAAAAGGTGGAAAATATATATTAATTATAAAATAAGTTAAAACTTTTATAATTAATAATTAATAATGAAGATTGTAATTAGTGATAAAATTAAAAAAGATATTTTTACCGCTTTGTTTCAAACATTAAAAAATTGCACTAATATTATTTGCGTTATTTTTTATGATGACCATCTTTACATTCAGGGTATGGATAAATCTCATATTTGTTTATTTAATGTTAAAATATTAAATTCTTGGTTCAATGAATATCAAAAAAATAATAATGATATTGAAAAAATATGTTTTGATACTCAAGTGTTTTGTACAATTATTGGTACTAAACAAGATGGACATTCTATTAATATTATTTTTAATAATGATTCTGATAGCCTAAATATTAGTTTAATAGCTCAAGAAAATAATGTCAAGGGTGAGTTTAACAAATTTTTTAAAATGCCATTAGTTGAATTTGATTATGAAATAATGGATATTCCTATTGTTGATTATGATGCAGATTTTTCAATTACTTCCAAAAAAATTTATGAAATTACTTCTCAGATGTCTTCTTTTGGTGATGATATTAATATTAAGTGTACTGACCAAGGAATTGATTTAATTTCAAATGGAGTAATGGGAGAAATGCTCGTAAATATTCCTATAGATGATTTAAGCGAATACAGCATTAATGAAGGTGATGATATTGACCTTAATTACAGTCTTGTTTATATTCATAAAATGTGTATAACTAATAAACTTTCTAGTGAAATTCAGTTTTGTATAAGCAAGGAATTTCCGATGAAACTTAAATACGATTTAGGAGATAATAGTGTTATTGAATTTTATATCGCACCTAAATCTACTTAATCAAGCTTTAATAAAAGATTGAGTTCGTTTTAATTCACAAAAATTATTATTATTTTTATTTAAGAATTATGATTGAAATAATAACTGGATTTTTTGTTTTTTGTTTAGTATTATTTATTTATCTTCATGTACAATTTCATTTAAAAACAAGTAATGATTTAGAAATATATGAAGTTGACCAGGCTTCTAAAGATAAATTAGAAGAAATATGTGATATTAGACAGCCTGTTTTATTTGATTTTGATAATCAAAAAATTATTGAAACATCTAATAAAGATTATATTTTAAATAATTATCATGCTTTTGAAATAAAAATTAGAAATAATAAAGAAATTGATACTAATTCTGAAATGTATATGCCATTACCAATACATTCTGCTATTAAATTATTTGATGAAGATAAAAATGCCGCTTATTTTTCTGAGAATAATACAGATTTTTTACAAGAAACAGGTGTTATTAAAAATTTACAATATAATGATGAATTTTTAAGACCTTATATGGTTTCGAATTGTAATTATGATATTTTAATGGGTAGCGAGGGCTGTTGCACTCCATTTAGGTATGAAATTAATTATCGAAACTTTTTTTTATTAACACAAGGAACAGCACAAATTAAACTTACTCCTCCACAAAGCACACGTTATTTGTATCCTAATTATGATTATGAAAATTTTGAGTTTAGGTCTCCTATTAATCCTTGGAATCCACAACCTAATTATATTGCTGATTTTGATAAGTTAAAATGTCTTGAATTTACATTATTGCCTGGTAAAACTGTATTTATTCCAGCATTTTGGTGGTATAGCATCAAACTTGGCAAAAATTCAAGTATTTCTTGTTTTAGGTATCGCACATATATGAATAATATTGCTATTTCACCGTATATTGCTATGTATGCTTTACAAATTCAAAATGTTAAACGAAATACATCAAAAACGGCTGATATTAATGTGCTAAATAAAAAAGAAGTAGACAACCAAACTAGTAACGAAAATATTAAAGAAAAAAATGAAGATATTGAAGAAAAAGATGAAAATGAAAATGAAAATAAAATACTAAATAAATCTATTTAATAAATGTATTTAATAAAAATATATTTTAAAATACTATTATATAATGTTTAAAAAGAAATATTCGTTGTCAAAGTATTTTGGAAAAAGTAAGCGTAGGAAAACTTTTCGTAAAAGGCGTAACTTAAATAAAAAATGTAATAAAAGTAAAAAAAATATGAGAGGAGGCTGAGGCGGAGCCCCTGAAGTTGGGATGTTACCTAATAATAGTTTTTAACAAAATAAATTATTATATAATTTCTGGAATGATATATATACTTAGGTATGTATTGATATAGAAGTTTAAACTAAATTTTCCTTAAGCGTATTCAAAATTTCTTCATCCTTTACTATTAAAAACCCTATTTTAGTTCTACACATCGCACAAGTTGGAAAACTATAAGGATTACATTTTTTTAGTATTGTTGACAAGCAAACTCCACAAAAATTATGATTACAATTTAATGAAACCATATGACGATTTTGCTTGTCTTCATAACAAATATTGCAGTTTTCTATTGCGTCTAATTCTTCTGAGATTTGTTGTGTTGTTCTATCTTCTGACTCTATTTCAATACATAACAATCCAGTTATATTATATTTTCTATTTTCACTTGTTTCTTCTCGGTTATTTCTTAGTGCAGCAAGAAATTCAACTAATCTTAAATCTAACAAGTCTAAAGAATCTTGTGAAATACTTACAGTCGGTAAAGGAACATACTCGTGTGTTTGAAGTTGGACTTGATTTCCCCATATATCTTGCTCAACATTCCAAAATAAATTTACAATTTTTGAGACACATAATTGTAAATTATTTCTTGAATATGCTCCACAAAATCGCATTGCGTAACTTTTTATTAAATGATGGTCTTGACCATACAACCACGTTTCAAAATATGAAATTTTATTATTAAAATCTATTGAATGAATTTCTCTCAGCTCATCTCTTCTATTTGTTAAATTTGTTTGAAAATTTATTAATCTTGAATCATTACACTGTGTAATATTGTGTTCTTCACTTCTACAACAAGAACAACGCCTTATTAATTGTCTTGTTCTTGTAAGAAAGTTATTTTGATTATTCATTTGATTTGCTATCATTATATTAGTACTTTATTAATTTAAAATACTTATTATATTTTTATTTCAATTTTTTTATTAATAAAAATAGTTATATAGAGACAATTTTATAATTACTATAACATAACAAAAATGTCACATTTTATTAAATTAACATCTATGATAATAAACAAAAATTTAATTACCAGTGTTTTTATAAAACCTAATAAATATCATATCTATACTGTTGAAAATAATATTAATGGGTATACGCTTTTTGGAAGTGGCGGTGCTAGTTCTAGTCCTGAAAAAATTGTAATTTGCGAAGAAAAATCCCCAGAAGATTATAAAATTATTAGTAAATGGATTGACACCATATAGCAGATATAAATTATATTATATGTAGATAATAGTTAAAGATAAATTATTATCTAAATATAGATAACAAAATGGATGTATTTAAAATACACGTAAATGACAGAAATTACTCATCCTGGAACATTTATGAAACTTCCAATTTTCAACCTGTAAATTTGGAAATAAATCCGGTAGAAAACAAATTATTTTCTAATGATGTTTTTAGTTTTGATGATGCTAAAAATGTCAAACTTATTCATTCTTCAATACGTTCTGTTAGTTCTATGCCAGGAGTTTTAATTATTAATGGAAATAAAACATATGGAAAACAACAAAAAAAAAATGGAAAATTGTTATATAAATGTATTCCTGATGATATGAGATTACCTGCGTTTTTAGTTCCTTATGAAATTAAAAATGTAGGATTTTCTAAAGTATTTGTAAATTTATATGTAACATTTTCATATGTTGAGTGGAATGATAAACACCCAATGGGAATATTAAACCAAGTAATAGGACCAGTTGATGTTTTAGATAATTTTTATGAGTATCAGTTATATTGTAAAAGCTTAAATGCGTCAATACAAAAATTTCAAAAAGATACAACCATCGCACTTCAAGATAAGTCTTCTCATGAAACTTTTATTGAAAGTATTTGTGAAAAATATCCATCTATTGAAAACAGAACTAGTTGGCATATTTTTACTATTGACCCTTTAAAAAGTTCGGATTTTGATGATGGATTTAGTATTAAACAAATAGATGATAATATACAGCAGTTAAGTATATATATCGCTAATGTTACTATACTAATGGATGTATTAAATTTATGGGATTCATTTTCTCAAAGAATTTCTACTATTTATTTGCCTGATAGAAAACGACCTATGTTACCAACTATTTTGTCAGATTGTCTTTGTAGTTTACAAGCAAATCATAATAGATTCGCATTTGTGATGGATATATTTATTCAAAATAATGAAATTACTCAAATTAAGTATTCTAATTGTATGATTAAAGTTTATAAAAATTATAGTTATGAGGAAGATAGCTTGTTAATTAATCCAAATTATATTAAATTAATGGAAACAACTAAAAAATTGTCAAAAAAATATAAATATATTAACAATGTTCGTAACAGTCATGAATTAGTGTGTTATTTAATGATACTTATGAATTATAATTGTGCTACAGAAATGATTAAACATAAAACTGGAATTTTTCGTTCTACTATAATAAAAAAAGAATTTTCTGTTCCTGATAATATTCCAGAAGATGTAAGCAAATTTATCAAAATTTGGAATAGTTCTAGCGGACAATATATTAATGGAGAAGAGTTAGACACTAAACAAATTAGACACGAAATGCTTGAACTTGATGCTTATA